CCGCCGTAACACTCCCTCCCCAGAAGCTCCCCCTCGTCCACCGGGAAAGCACAGGCATCCCACTTCTCCATCTGCATCCAACGTGTGGACTGCTTCACCCACTGGTTCAGCCGAAGCTGCCGGAAGATATTTTCCTCCGCCGGATTATCCCTGGCGCTCAAATAGGCATTCCGCACCTTCCCAATATCAATCGTATGCCCCAAAGATGGGTTCGCCCGATACCACACTTCCTCCGAAGTCCAGTCCGCATCATCCGGAGCCCCGTAGATCACCGGATAAAATGTCGGGTCCGCCTTCCTCCCGCACAGGATATCCTCCGCCTTCTGGTGCTGCTCAAAACACACCGAATGCCGGTCCGTCCCCGCCGTAGTGATTAGGAAAAACAAAGGCTGTGTCCTGGCATCCCCGGAGCCCTTCGTCATAACGTCGAACAGCTCCCGGTTCGGCTGGCTGTGCAGCTCGTCAAAAATCACCGCATGGACATTCAGCCCGTGCTTCGTATAAGCCTCCGCAGAAAGCACCTGATAAAAACTGTTCGTCGGCTTATACACCAGCCGCTTCACCGACATCACCGGCTTGATCCGCTTCTTCAACGCCGGGCACTGCTCCACCATGTCCACCGCCACGTCAAACACAATGGAAGCCTGCTGCCGGTCCGAAGCGCACCCATAAACCTCCGCGCCCCACTCATTGTCTCCGCAGGTCATGTAAAGCGCCACCCCCGCCGCCAGCTCCGACTTCCCGTTCTTCTTCGGAATCTCCACATAGGCCGTATTATACTGCCGAAACCCGTCCTCCTTCACCGTCCCGAACACGTCCCTGATGATCGTCTCCTGCCACGGCAGCAGGTCAAACGCCTGCCCCCGCCATCTCCCCTTCGTATGTTTCAGGCAGCGGATAAACTCCACAGCCCTCTGCGCCTTCGCCTCGTCAAACACTATCCTCTGCCTCCCTTGAACAACAGGATCTCCATAGCGTCGCTCTCCTTATCCTCCCCGGCATCCGCCACAATCCGGCTCCGGGAAGAAGGCGTAAGCCCGAACTGCTCACAGAACCGGTTCATGATCTTCAGGTAAGTCTGCGCAATGGACACCTGCGGGACCTGCTGGCAGTACCCCGAAGGCGTCTCCATGATCGCCCCATGCTCGGAAATATATTCCTCCGCTTCCTTCCACCTGGCATACGCCTGGCAGTACCCCGCAAAAGCCGCCATGTCAATCTCCGTCAGGATACCAAGCCGCTCCATCTGCTTCGCCATCCGCTTCCATTCCTTCTTCGCCTCCGCTTCCAGCCACGCCGGACACCTGGGAGCCTTCTTCTCCGGCTTCGGCTCCCCCGCATTCAGCCCCCTCTTCCCAGGATTCCCCTCCAGCACCTTCACCGCCGTAGGCTTCGGCTTCCGCCCTCTCTGCGCCACCGCGCTCACCTCCCTCTGTACCGGCCCACACACCTTCTAATTCAGAAAATCAAACTCCCCGTCAGGCTCCGCCCCGGAATCCCCGGACACATCCCCTGCTTCCATATCCTTCATATCTTCAAAACCATCCCATACCGTATCTGATACAGAACCCTTAAATTCTCCGCTTTCCATTTCCTCCACGGAATCAGAAAAATCTTCCCATGCTGTATCCCGTATAGAGCCGCTGAAATCTTCCCGCGATATAACCCGGACAGAATCGCCAAAGTCCTCCCACGCCGTCCCCGGCACAAAACCGGCAGCGCCTTTCCAGCCATCCGCCCTCACGGAATCCCCGAACTCTTCCCACACAGCCTCTGTCCGCGCCAGAAGCTCCCGGCTCTCCGGCAGCGCCATGGCCACCGCATAAGCCACCGTCGCAGTGACCGCATTCCCGGCCTGCTTGTAAAGCTGTGTCTCCGAATTGACAGCCGCCGCCCGCTCATACAGCTCATCCGGGAACCCCTGCAGGCGGAAGCACTCACGGGGCGTCAGCCGCCGTATCTTCCCGCACTTCGTCACCGTCCCCATCATGCACCCCGTATCCAGCGTCTGCGAACAGCCCTTTCCAACCCGGCCCCGCCGGGATTCACTCTTCGGGTATGACAGGCACACGCCGTCCCCCGGATAAGCCAGGTCATACCCCTGCTTCGTGCCGTTCCTCACCGGCAGCGCCGTCTCCACATCCCCGGACACCTCTTCCGTCAGATAAACCCCGTGCTGGTCCTGTGCCGTCAGCGTAAACATCGGCTCCCCCGCCTCCTTCATCCGCCTGCCGTTCTGCCGCTTCTCCACCCGGTCCGGCGTCAGCACCGCCCTGGCTTCCTGCACAGCAGAATCAGTCTCCAATACCCCGGAATTGCCATAATTTGTCAGCCCGCCATTATACTGTGCCACCAGGCACCGGGCAACCTCTGTGACCTTCGGATGGTTCAGCGTCTGGTCAACAAATATCCGGCCGCCCGGCTCTGCATCTCCCACGCAGTACAGCCCGGTCTTCGATCCCATGCCTCCGCCATTCGCCCCGATACTCACCGAAACCCCGGACGGGTCATACACCCGGTATCCCTGCATCCCGCCTATAACCTCTTTAAGAGCTCCGCCGTCTTCTCCGGTGACAGGTAATACTTCCCGTCCACCCCTGCTTCTAAGAACTGCGATAAGGAATACCCTCTCCCGGTTCTGCGGGACTCCGAAGTCTTTAGAATTAAGCACCTGCCACCGCACGTCATACCCTGCCTCGTCCATTTCAGAGAGAACGGCGGCAAAATCGAATCCTGCATTGACTGATAACAGGTTCTTAACGTTCTCAACAAGTAGGTATGTGGGCTTATCACCTTCCTCTTTGCCTTTGATGAGGTCAATAATGCTGTAATAGATCCCACTTCGCTTCCCTCTAAGCCCCCGCTGCTTCCCTGCGATGGAGATATCCTGGCAGTTGTGGGCTGCCAGCCCTCCTGCTGTGTATGAATTGTCATCTTCCACCTCCATGTTGTAGACATATCCGTCAAACGGGACCTTCCTGCTGCCCCTGAAACGGCACCAGACATACCCGTCCATAAAAAAAGAGCCGTCCCTGTCAGACCGCCCTTCCTTAAACCTCACCGTATAAAAATCATGCTGCCGTACCGTCCTGCCCTCGATCACGCAGGTCTCCGGCATCTCATTTCTGTAAACCGCACAGGGCATACGGTACGCCTTATGCACACAGTCCCGTATTCCATAAGCAAGCTCCCTGGAAATCGTGGATGCCTGCCGGTACTTACCGACCATACACCCGTCCGTCTCAAAATACCCTTCCAGAAACGCCCGCAGCAGATCCTCCGGCAGATTGAAGACCGTCTCCGTCAGCCGCTTTCCTCCCGCGCCTTTCCCAAACCGCATCAAAAATACCGTCAGCTCTTTATTCGTAAAATGCACCTTATAAACCGTCCGTTCCTTCGCCACGCTGTAACGGAACATTCCGTCCACATGCCTTTTCAGCCGTTCCAGCTTTTCCTCATTACAGGCAACCACCACCCGGTAATTATCAGACGCATTCTTCCTCCTGGTGACACGATACCAGCCGTCTCCCATATAACAACCCACGAACCACCAGAAATCCCGGCTCCCAAGGTCAAGGCCGTCCAGCCTGCACTCCTTCCCGCGCCGTTCATAAGTAATGCCGTCCCACTCCGGCAGCTCCGCTTTCCGATTCACCGGAACCGCAATCAGATCACCTGCCTCCAGTTCCTGTACCGCTTTCCATTTGGCAGAATCCCCGTCTTTTACCAGAAACGGATGCTCCCCGGTCACTCTTAGATTCTCCACGCCGAAAACGTCCAGCTCATAAATCTCCCCGGCCTTATGCTTCATGGGCCTCACCACCGGGCGGAACCTGTTCTTATGTGTCAGCACCTGGTTCCCGGCCTGGATATGCTCAATACACTTATATCCCCGGTCCGTCATCACCAGCGTCCCGGCCTCAAAGCAGGGGAACCCAAAGCACCACGCATCCGCATAGGGGATCTCTTCCGGCGTCAGCTTCGTCACATCCTCCGCCTTCCATTCCCCCTCCGTGTCATACATGGCCTCATAGGAAGCCCTCGCAAACTTATCATACTCACAATACCCAACGCATTTATGCCCGGCCCATTCCAGCCCCAGCCGGAACCCGCCAATCCCCGAACAGATATCCAGAAATGTAAGCCTTCCCATGGTCACTCCGCCTCCCCGTTTTTCTTTCTTCCGTCTCCCTCCGGCTCCAGGACAACGCTGCTCTCCACCTCGTTCCCCCATGCTTCCCAGCCGGGGACACGCTGCCTTGCGAACAGCTCCACTCTCGGAAGGTCTCCCATCAATTCCACGATCTTCTCCCTCGTCTCGTCCGGCTTCTTGCTGTGCGCTTCCAGCGGGGAGATGATAAACTGGTGGACACGGGCAGACCTGCGCCTCGGATGCCCTTTCACTCCCAGCAGGCAGATCTCCGCGTTCCCCCTGGTCCAGAACCCCAGCCCGTAAAACCAGCCCAGAGACTTCCGGTTCTGTTTCAGCCACACAAAAGCCACCGTCTTGTACCGGAACCCCCAGCTTTCCATCACACGCAGGGCCTCCGGCAACTGCGGGAACGTAACCCATAAGAACAAAGTACAGTCTTCCGCGCAGATATCCGCCACGGGCAGCGCACAGATATCCTCCGTGCCCATCGTCCCGTAATGCT